ATTGCAGCACTAGCATTAATATCAGCATTAACAATTACACCTGAACTAATTGCAGCAACACCAGTATCAGCAATTGTAATATCACCTGATACTACATTGTCAATCCATTTAGATGTAGCTGTGTCATAAAATAATACAGAGCCATCTGCAGGAGTTGTAATGTTAACATCTGTTAATTCTGATAATTCATTTGCTGTAGCAACTGCAGAGTCAACATAAGTTTTAATTGCTTTTGCAGAAGCTAAAGTATTATCTGTAGCTGATACACTTGTTAAATCTGTGTCTAAAACTCCAGCAGCTAAATCTGCAACTTCTAAATTAGTAATACTATTTCCAGTTCCATTTGCATCAAATGTTTTATTTGTAAATGTTAAAGTATCAGAAGCAATATTTGCATCTTGAGCATCTACATAAGTTTTAATTGATTTAGCTGAAGCAAGAGTATCGTCACTTGCAGATACAGTTGTTAAATCGGTATCTAATACACCACTAGCAAAATCAGCTACTTCAAGATTAGTAATACTGTTACCAGTACCATTAGCATTAAATGTTTTATTTGTAAGAGTATCTGTAGTTGCACGACCTACTAAAGTATCTGTACTTGTAGGTAATGTTAATGTACCAGTATTTACTATAGAAGATATTACTGGAGTAGTTAAAGTTTTATTAGTAAGTATTTGTGTTCCTGTTAAAGTTGCTACTATTCCATCATCAATATTAAATGTAACATTTTGTCCTGAACCAATAGTATCAATACCTGTACCACCAGTTAATGTAAAGATTTGAGAATCTAAATCAACTGATAAAGCTCCACCTGTGTCTGCTTGAAAATCTAAATCAGCTACAGTTGCAACTGCATCAACATAAGCTTTAATAGCTTTGGCACTAGCTAAAGTATCATCACTTGCTGATACTGAAGTTAAATCGGTATCAACACTTGTAATAGCTGTTGATGTTCCAATTACTAATGCATCTAAGTTAACTGTACCATCAAAGTATGCATCTTTAAATTCTAAAATAGATGTACCTAAATCAATATCATTATCTACAGAAGGAACAATAGCACCATCTTGTATTCTAAATTGTTGTGTAGATACTCCTAATACATCTGTATAAAATTCTAAATGGTCATTAGCTGTATCAATTAAAATTTTATTTAATGGAGTTGCTAATCCTGCATCACCAATTAAACCTATAACTGGACCTTCAGCAGAAGTACCATCATGTTTATGTCCTGTTGCATTATTAAAAGCAGCTAAGATTTGATTATATTCATTATTAAATAGTAATGCTGTAATTACATTACCATCAACTATAGAACTTTGCCTAGTATATCCTGCCATATTATCTTCTTCCTCCTGCTATAAATGAAACAAACATTCCATTAACTGAATAAGGAGCATTAGTATCATCACTAAAAAATTTAAAGTTATTAGAAAAACCACTTCCTGTTACTAAAACACTTTTACTTGGTAAATCTACTGCTCCAAAAATAGCTGTCCCAAATACTGCTGAACCAAATAAAGCTGAAGCACTTAATTGTCCTACTGAAAAATTTCCTGGTTGAGGAACATCAGAAGAATTAAAATCATATTTTATGTTTAATAGTAAATCGTTTTGAGTACCTTCAGGTTCAATATTAACTTTTACTTTATATAAACTTTTTCTTAAACCATTATCACCATAGTCCATATCTGGTGTTTGAAACTCTGCTTGTACATTAGCACCATCAAAACTGTTTTCAGTATCATGTTCAAAAATATAACCAGATTCATCAGCATGATATAATACTTCTGTTCCTGAACTATTTAAATCAGAAGTACAAAATTTAACTGGTAATCCTTTTGTTTGACTCCATTCAAATGAAGGAATGCCATCAGAATTATATTTAAATGTTCCTATAATTCCTTGTTGTCCAGCATTAGCTTGACCAGACTGATAATAAAATAATCTATATTGACTTCGTTCTCTAATAACCATACTTGATAAAGTATAGTTACCTATATTAGTTAGTAATTCATTTATGATAGGTAATATTTTTCTACTAATAGAACCTAATTCAACGTCATCAATTCTAGCTGTACCAGCAACTGTTCTTAATCCATCAGGTGCTAAAAAGATTAAATCTCCACCTATCTCCTGAATGGAGTTACCATTTACACAACCTATATTTTTAGTTACTGACTTAATTATAGGGTCAGAATCAAGGTTTGTCAACTCATAAATACTATTCTTACAAAATATAATTAATGAATTTCTAAATACTTTAATACCAGTAATTACATCACCTACATCAATAGAACCTGCAGAAGCTCCTCCAAAATACCAAGGTTTTAATCTAGTACTATAATAAATAGTACTTGGATTAGTAGATTGTCCTGCAACAATTATTCGTTCTGAAAACTTTTCAATAAACTTACATCCTGTTGGTGAATCCCCATTTAATTCTACAAAATGGTAACCATCATCATCTATTTGAAACTCAGCAATTTTATTAACACCATCAACAATATAAATTGCTCCATTAGTACCTTCAGATTCAAAATTAATAAATTGAACATTAGATTGATTTGTTCTTGGAATAGTAGTTCTTGCTGCTAAATTTGCTGGTGCTAAACCACCATGATATAATGTTAAACCATTTTGAGTAGATGTAGTATTAGTATTTGTTTCTAAAGTTAATACAGTATCACTAGTAATGGATAAAACATGATAAACATCACCATTAATTTTAATCCAATCACCAACATGTAAAGAAGTTAAAAAAGTTGTACCTGTTCCAGTAACTGTAGGAGAACCTGAACTAATACTTACTGTTCCTGCAATTACTGTAAATGTATCTTTATTAACTTGAAAATAAGATGTTCCTGTTATGCTATAATATAAATTAGTTCCTTGTGCAACTAATACACCATCAGCATAATTTTTAATTCCATGTGTTAAATTAACAGATGAACCTGAAGGAATAACAGCACTTGTTGTTCCCCATTTTTGATAACCACTTATTCTTCTATAACCACCAGTAGTTGAAGATTCAAAGTTTTGTAATTTAGTTGCAGCTCCTGGACTTTTAAATAAAGCATGTGAACTTGAAATTAAATCCAAGCCACCTTGTACAGTAATGGAAGCTCCTTGAGTTGGCATTAATTATCCTTTAAATAAATAGTCTTCTATCGTCTTCCACACTATCAGGTTGTGGTGCATTTAATTGCTGAATCATTTTATCTAAACTTTTTTGATATTCAGTTAAAGCTAATTGAGTTTGTGAGATGTTATCTTTAAATTGATAAATGTAATATCTTGCTCTAGCTAATAATACAGGTTTATATTGTTCTGGAAATAAAACTGTATCTGTATCATTTACTAAAGCGGAAGGTCTATTGTATGCATAAAAGTAAATTCTATAAACACTATCAGGTATTGGTGATAATCCAAAATATCTATTGTCTTCACTTCTAATTACTCTTGAAGGTACTCCATAAAGAGGAGTTGCTTTAGAACTATCTTGTTGTTCTGATTCTTCATAAAAGTTTCTCCAAGTATCTAATGAAGTAAAAGATAATTTTTTAATAGTATAAGGTTCTGATTTACCAGCTACACCTTGTTCTGTTAATGTAAATTTATCCCAGACTATATTAGAAAAATCTGTATCTACTCCTGTTGAACCTGTTTTTAATAGATACCATCGTTGACCAGCTACTGTTTCAACATAAGTATTACCATTGTAATTACCTTGTGTTGCTGAACTAGATAACCAAGACCAAGTATCTTGAGCATCTACAATATCAAAATAAGCTCTATTTACACAATTAGCTACAAATTTTTGTATAGCTAATGCTCCAGCAATAGTTGTTAATTCAGGTTCATTAATTTCAACAAGTAATTCATTCGTTAATGATAAATAAGTTTTAGCCATATATTAACAGTTCCATGCTCTTAGAGATTTATTAATTCTTGAATTAGGGTCACGAGCAGTTTTAGCTGAAGTTAATTTTTTCTTCATGCCTTTCATTCTAGCACAAAAAGATTTTCTTCTTCCAGCATCTTTTTTATTTGTAGGATTAGGTGCAGGTGGTTGAAGATTTCTTTTTTTCCCAGTCTTTGTACGACCTTTATTATAGGATGCTCTACCCTTTGCGTTTAAACCACCTTTAGGGTCTTTACCCTCTTTACGAGTCCAAGCTGGTGAAGATAGTAATCCCATGTAATTCTTTATTTCTTTTTACTTTTTTTAATAACAATAACCATAGAGCCGCTATTTTTCTTTGAATGTGCTTTACCACCGCAACTCATTTTTACTGGTTTCTTTTTTGATTTATACATTGTAATCCTTTTTATTTAATGATTGGGGATATTTCTACCCCCAACCATATTTGTATTAACTATTTGGTATAGTTAGTATTAATCAACAACGTAGATTATTTTTCCTACGATTTCTGGTCTTAATACTTTTCTACCCCAAACCATTAACCCTCTAACGATGTCAGAGAAAGTAGAAGTATCTCTAACTGTTTCTACTTTATTCATCGCACTTGCAGCAGATACTGCAGAAATGTGACCAAATAAAGCAACAGGTTGAGTTGCTGTTCCTGCTGGTGAAGCACCAGTCAAGTCGTTAGTTGGTAAGTTATTAGATTTGTACATTTGGAAACCTCTTAGTAATCCAGATGCTACTAAACCATTTCTGATTGAACCTTGACCAGCATTAAAGTCTACTGATAAAAGTTTAGAAGATGTGTTAGCTAGTTCGTTGTACCATTCAGGTGCAGCGACAAACCATCTACCTTCTTCAGGTGCATTAGCTACGTCTAATTCTTTAGCAGCTTTTGACATTTGGTTTAGAGGGTCAACTTCACCACTACCGAAACCGATATCAATCGGAACAGAAGTAGTACCCATGCCTGTAGTTACAGTTGCTCCTGAAGAGATAGCTGTTAGGATGTTTGAATCCATTGCATCTCTTAAAGCATATGCAGCATTGTCTGAAGCTACAGCTTGGAAGTTAACGTGAGAGAATCTCTTCTCTAAGTCATCAATCTTAAATGAAAAAGATTTAGCTTGGTCAATAGTAAGAACAAGTTCTTGGTCACTTAAGTTAGTTGAAGCTACAGCTAGACCTCTAGTGTAGTCAGCAACTGAGATTTGAGGTTCTTTGATGATGTTTACTGTATCACCAAAGCTTGATATTTCGCCCATATAATCTGTGTTACAGATTGCTTCTGCAACAGCAGCTTTTCTAAGAGCTATTTGTACTTTTTTGGAATAGACTTCAGGAATAAAGAAACCATTAGTTTGACCTGCTACACCTAATCCAAAGTTATAAGTTGAACCACCTGCGAATTTTGCCATAGTAGTTTATCTCCTTTGTGTTTATTGGTTAATAAAAAAAAGATAGAATTAATCTATAATCCTACCCTCTCGTTGAGCTTTTACAATTTCTTTTTCGTATTGCATAAACTCATCGTCTGACATCCTAGCGATATCAGAACGTCTGAAAAACTTTTCTTTACCTTCTGGTATCTGAGCCTGTTCTTTAGTTTTCACTAATAGGTCAGCACCTTCTTGTTTAGAATTGTTCTTCTTAGTTTTTTTATCTAAACCAAGTCCTCGGTCCTTCTTATACAAGTCAATTGCTCTTGCAGCAAGTTTACCATCAGAATTATTTTCATATATCCATTTTTTAATTTCCATTGGTTGAGCATCAGCCCATTCATGAAAATCATCTGACTCTTTAATTTGTTCAAAGTCTGGATGATATGTAGAGAGTTCTAATTCAGCTTCTCTTTGTTGAAGAGTTTTATTAGCTTTCTTTAGACTTTCTAATTCTTCTTGTAAAGTCTTTACCTCATTTTGAGATTGCAAGTGAGATACAGTTTCCACAACTCCATAAATGTCAGGGTAATCGTTCTTAAAAGCTTCTAGCTCTTCTTTAGATTTGGGTGGTGTATACTTAGGTCTGTTCTCTTGAAGTTGTACTTTAAGTTCACTTTCCTTACTACTCCACTCATTTAGTTTCCTGTCATAGTATCGTTTGAGGTCGTCATACCTTTTTTTGTAATCAACTTTTGCATAAGGGTTAGCTTCTACATTAAGTGCAGAATCTTGAACCTTATCCATAGTAGCTGTAGTATCATCAGTATTATCTTCTGGGTTGCTATTCGCAGTAGCAGTTGATAGTCTGTTGTTACTTTCAGGGTTTGGCTCGAACAAACCTGTGTCAGCAGAAGTTCTATCTGACGGCATTACATTATCTGTATGCCAAGATTTCTTTCTGTTGTAAGGGTTTGCTGCGACTTCTTTTAGTCCTTCTTCGTTTGTACTCATTTTGTCCTCCTTAGGGCTTCATAACTGAAGGTAGCTATGGTAGGTTTTTCTGTTTGAAACGAAACTACAAGGGCTTACAATAATAATTTATTATAAGGTAGCTTGTCTATTCGTAGAGTTACCTTTCTCTACAAATTCTTTTATACTT